GGCGCGCCCTTGGCACGCAAATCATTTCGCAGCGGGTTCACTTCCATGATGCTGCGGGCGGCGAGCTCGCCTTCGATGGGCTTGAAGGTCGCCTTCTGGACGTCCGCGGCCGTGAAGCCTGCAGGGGTCGCGGGTCGCTTGCCCTGAATCTCAGCCAGAATCTGTCCCTTGATGTTGCCGGGAACCTTTCCGGCCTGCTGGCCCTTGACCGTCGCGGGGATGTTGAGGCCCTGCACCAGATTCAAAAAGTCCATGCGCTCCGGGGAAATAATCGCCGCCGGTCCGGCCGGGTCCTGAGGCGGAATGCTCTGTCCAACGTCACGCGTGCGCGTCTCGGGCGCGAGCGCTTGACCGTCGCCACGGAAGCCTCGGTCCTGATTGGACCAGTAATCCTTGAGGTCCTGCACTGCCTCGGTCCAACCGGCCTCGGTGAGTTTTCCAGACGCGTCGACCTCGTAGGGGAGGGCTACTTTTTTGTCTGCCGCCATGTCCACGGCGTTCTTGATGTTCGCGAGGGCCTTGTCCACGCTCCGGGCGGTCAGCTGCTTGCCACCCTTAATCCAGCGCGTGCCGAAGAAAAGTTTCTGGTGCGGTTCCCGGACGGAGTCGGGCACGGCGCCCATGGCCTCGGCGATGTAGGCCGCTTCCTGCTCTGCGCGTCGCTCGCCCCGGGCCACCGGTTTCTCGGGGCTCGGCCCGCCCTCGCGGATGACGCCCTTGTGGACAATCTCCACGGCGTGACCGGCGTTCATGGCGTCGTTGATGGCGGTCACCTGTGGGACCTTGTCCGCCTTCACCGCGGCAGCCGCTGCTTGGTCGGTGTTGGTCACCGCAGCTCGTTCGGAGGCAAAGTCGGCCTGTTCCTTCGGAGTGACCCGGATATTGGGGGCTTGGGGCGCCGGGGCCGCGGGAGCCGGGGCGGGGGCGGGCTTTGCGCTGGGAGCCGCTGGGGCTGCCGCAGCCGGAATCTGGGGTGTCGGGGTGGGTTCCGCCGCCGGGCGCCTAGAAATCGGTCCTGAGGGCGCCGCCTCGAGCGGGTTGCCGGGCGTCGCGGTGCCCAATCGGCCTTCCTTGGCCCGCTTGGTCATGTCACCGAGAAAATCCTGCGCTACTCGGGCTTCAGCCGTGCTTGGGCGAATGCCGAGAGCAGAGACACCCGGTCCTTGTGGAAGGGCTTTCCCTCCAAGCGAATAGCCCATTTTGTCGAGGACCGAGCTGGCGAAGGTGGCGCCACGTTTGACGATGCTGGGACGGACTCCGCTGAGGTCGGAGGCGTTGACAATACGCCCAAAGACTTCGGCGGCAGCCTCTTCAAGAATTTGGTTTTCATTTAGGTGTGCGACCCACTGTTCTTTCGGTTTTCCGCCATTGAGTGCGGAGTTGTAAGTGTCTGACAGCCAAGCCTTCTCTTCCGGAGTCCAAGTCTTCGCGATGTGGGACTCAAGGGCCTTAGATGCTTGAGGGTCAAGGCTTTTGAAGGCGTGATAGAGCTCGTGCCCGAGACCGTTGGTGTCCTTGTTCAGGAGAATCTGTATGACCGGCTTCGTGGTGCCGTCCGGGAGCAGCTGCTCGCCCCGCTTGACATAGAAGCCCTCCGCGGCCGACGAGCCCGCCACGTTCGGGACGTTGTTGACGAAGGTGTTCTGGTCGACCCCGTAAAACTCAACGCCCGCATCCCGGAAAAACTCCCGGGCTTGGCTGAGCAGGGCCTGCTCGCCCTTCGGCAGATTGGGCAGGTGCTCTTGGTGCGCGATGTCCAGCTTGGTGTCCGTGCCGTAGGCCGGAGAGTCCACCACGGGACCTTGGTCCACGGTCTCAAAAACTTTCTTGGCCAGCTGATTCTGGACAGCGCGACCAACGGCTTGCTCTCCGCGTTCCGCGACGTTCTTTGCGACGCCCGCGCCCGCGAGACCAGCGCGCAGAAAACCCGCGCCTGCAATCATGCCGCCGAGGCCTTCGCGTTCCTCCTCAGTCGAGCCGAGGAAAAGAGGCGTTGCGATGACGGCGCCTTCCGCCGCGCCCTTCACGCCTTCCGAAACCACGCGCCCAACAGCGGGTGCCGCGGCTTGAATTCCGCGACCGGTGGCCGCAATTGCCTGCCCACCGACCTTGGCCACCGTGGGAGCCGCGAGAGCCGCAACCAGTGGCGAGATGTCGCCGCTCATTGCCGCGTGAATCGCGCCGTATCCCCGGGCCGCGCCGGAACGAACAAGCGCCGGGCCTTTCGTGGCCACAGTCTCACCGATTTTCTCGACGGCTGCGCCACCTTTCGCCACGGGCCAAGCCGCGGCCTTTTCCATGGCGCCGTTCACCGTCTTCGCAAAAAGCTCTGCCGCTGCCGGAGAGACTGCCTTGCCGAGAATAAATTTTCCGCTCCGGCCGACCACTCCGACAACGCCGCCTATGGGAACGAGGTTCACGGGGTCCGTGATGATGGACAGCTTCTCGATGGCGTTCGGGTCCAGTTGGACGCCAGCCGCCTTGAGCCCGTCTTGGTCCGTGCCTAACACTTTCGCGAGCTCTCCGTTGCCCTTGCCCGCGTTGATTTCGGCGCGCTTAAAGTCCGCGTCGAAGGCCAAACGCTCTCGTGCAGTTTTTCCGCGAGGAACAACTCCGAGAGCAGGGCCGACCTTGTCCGTGACGATGGTGACCCAGCGTTGCTGCGCAGTGTCCGCGGCGCCGATGGCTTCGGAGAGTCCCTTGGCCGCAGCAGGAAGGTCGCCCTCGGAAAGGTGGCCAGCCACTTGTCCGCCCGTTTCAAAAACTTGTCCAACACCCGATGCGAGCGTCTTGAGAAATTCCACACCGCCTGCGGCGGCTTTTCCAACGGTCTTGGCCGTCTCTATTGGATGCAGCGGCGCGGTGGCAATCGCTTTCGCGAGCCCGCCCACACCCATGCGTTCCTTCTCGCGCTCTTCGAAGGCCTGCTCTACCTTTTGCAGCGCAGTCGGGTCAGCCAAAAGTGCGTCCGTGTTCTTCGCGTAAAACTCCACCGGGTTGAACTCAGTTTTGTCTTTCAGCAAGTCCTCAATCTTTGTGGACCGGAGCTTGTCCATGTCATACCCGCGCATGTCGCCCGCGGGAGTCGCTCCCTCGAATGGGTCAGCCACGGTTGTCGGGATTGCGCCCGCAAAAGGGTCCGCAACGGGTTCCGGGACCGCAGCTGGTGGATTAGCCCGCGCCTGTTCAAAGGACGGAATCAGCGGCGCGCCCGGCGTGATTGCCTGAGCAACGTAGGGATTCCCTGCGAGCGTCGCCCCTGCAAAGGGGTCGCCCGACTTCGTGACGGTGGGCACGGTCGGCAGCGTAGGAGTTGCCATTATGGTTGGAAGTTAGGATTAACCCAAACGTTCTTCGGGTCGTTGGGCTTCTTGAAGAATTGAACGGTCGCCGGGATTTCTGCTAGGCTGGAGTAGACTGGGGCGGCATTCGCCTGCTCCACCGTCGGGCGCGGGGCCTGTGAAGGAGCGGGTGCCGCACCGGGAATTTCCGGTCCGCCACTCTCCAGCAAGGCACGATGTTCCAGAGGAACCACTGAGCCCGGAGGCAACCCCGCCGAGCGCTCTCGCTCCACGTATTGCTTGATGCGCGGGGTTAGGTTCTGCACCTGCCCCTGATAAACAGGAACCGCCGCCTCGCGCAATTCCTTGCGCTGTTCGGGGGTGAGAATCTGACCCGTCAAGGTTTGGTTATACCAGTTCATGATGGTGTCCGGAACTCCACGAGCGTTCTTCACGGAGGCATACTCGCCCTCTCGAACCGTCGAGCCGGGGTCGAGGATTTTCATCCACTGGAAAATCGCCGCTTGGTCGCGCAAAGGCGTGGGCTTGACTGCGGGGTCCGTGGCCGTAATTAACTTGTTGTAGGCGGCATCGACCTTGTCGAAATCATGCAACGCCGGTAGCGCGTTGTATTCCTTGGCGATTTTCTCGACGTCGGCTGAGCGCTGCTCTGGCCCCTTAGCCACGGCTTGCGCCTGTGCCTTGCCGAGCTCCTTCATCGTCTCAAACTGAATCTCCTGCAGCTTCTCGTGCGTGAGCCGCTCGCTGAGCTGGTGACGGAGTTCCTTGTCGTATTCGGGAGTGCCGGGCTCGAGAGTGCGCGTGCGCTCCTTGACCTCTTTCTTGTAGAGCCCGTATTCCGGACCCTTCTCTCCCGCGATTTCCAGATTGGTTTTGTAGACGGCGCGAGCTCGGTTGGCTTCTTCCGAGTTGTCTCCGGGCCGAAAATTATTCACCTCACCCAGCACCCACTCTTCGAAAGGCGCGGGCTTGACGTCCTCTTGCTTCACCTTCAACTCCGGAGTCGCGGTGCCGAAAACTAAGATGGCTTCCTTCTGGCGGGCGCGTTTGACGAAAGCTTCCTGCGCGGGGATGGCAATCGCCGGGTCCTCGCTGTTCATCTGATTGAGAATGGTCTGCTGCTCCACTCCGCCTTGAGCCTGCGCCTTCGCGAGCTCGCGCTGGATTGGACGCACCTCGAGGTCCAGTGCAGCCTGTTCCGCTTGACCCTTGGCCGCGACGTTCTGTGCGCGCTCGGCCTCGTAGCCAGTGGTGCCCACGGTCTGACGCCGCTTGATGTCCTCGACGGTGATGACGCCTTGACGATACGCGTCCATGAAGTCCTTGAACTCCGGCAGCGTGCCGAGTGAGGACGGGTCGACAATCGGTTGAGCGACTGCGCCAAGCGAGTTGGCTTGAACTTGTGCTGGGACTAGGTCTGCGATTCCGGGCATAAAAGTGATTTGTTAGGCGGCGGTTTGACCAGTCAGACCGGCCGTGGGAAGACCTCCACCTCCGCCACCATAAGCCCCGAGGGCACTGGTTGCGAACTGTCCACCCGCCTTGATGTAGGCAGCATTGGCTTCGCCCGCGGCGAGGGCCTTGTTCGCTTGAATCTGGCCCTTCTGTCCGCGAATCTTCAGGAGCGTGTTGCCCCGGTTGATTTGCAGGTTTGCCGCTTCCGCCCCCGTGAGGCCAGCCTGTGGCAGCGTCTGCTCCCCGATTCCGAACGTGCCCGCGGCGACCTGTCGCTGCGTGGCTTCGCTCTGACTGATGGTCGGGAAAATCGAGGACAGGATTTTAGCTCGCGACTCCTGCAGGCCTGTAGCAGTCTGTGCGAGTTCCTGTGCCTCGCGATTGCGCTGTGCCTCGAGGGCAACGCCCGCGCTGCCGAGGGCCTGATAAAGATTTCCTCCGATGGTGGTCTTCGTGGGCTTGAGCCCAGCCTGCGCACCTTGGCTCACGCCTGCACGGACCAGCTCCGCTTGAAATTCGGGTGGCAGGGTGGCTCCTTGATTGAGCTTCTCCTGAGCCTTCGCGATGATGCTGTCCTTGAGGGCTTCGAGATTTTTGTCGGGAGTGATGTTCTCGGTGAAAAGCTGCTTGGCAACCTGCACCGATTCACGGCTCGCTCCGGGCTTCTGGGCCTCGGCTAAAAGCTGTTGCTTGCCGAGCTTTCGCATCTCGGCCAACTCGGGGTCGATTTCTTCCTGCAGGCGGATGCGCTCGAGTGCGCGGTTGCGTTCCGCCGTGACGTTGGCCTGCTGCACCTTGTCGTAGCCGAGCTCTTCGCCGAGAATTTTCTTCTGGCCCTTAAGAGCCTTGGACTGGGCGTCGGCTGCCTTGTCGGCGGCGGCTTTCTTTGCGGCGGCGGCGCCCGCGACAGAAGCCGCGGCGATTCCCCCGATTACGAGTGCAGTGATAACGGCCATATTATAAATCTTTTTTGTAAATCTTCTCGAAGGCGTAATATCCCCGCGCTTCAAAAACCCTCTCGAGTCCCGCGCCCATGTGCAGGAAGTGACACATGACCAGCTCTTCGCAATTGCTTTCTTTCGCGTCCTTCTCGAACTGGTCGAGCAGCTGAAGCCCGACGCCACTCTTCCGGTGCTCCGGAGTGACATACCAGAACTGCTCCGCGGCAGCCTTGCATCCGGTGTAGGGGTCCGGAGAAAACGTGGCGCCTAACAAACCGATGGCACGAAAAGCTTTTGCGTCAGTGTCATACTCGACGAGCCCGTAAATTTTCCCGATGTTGTTCTCGAGGAGAAATCGCCAGAACTGGTAAAAGCTCTCTTCGTTGAAGGGCCTTCGTCCCGCCTCTTTCAAGAAGGCGTGGCCAATCGGATAGGCCAGCGACAGGTCGTGACGATTGAGTTCGATGAGTTTCATTCGACTCCAAAGAATCCCACTGCGACCAAACGCGCACCCGACGAGCCCTCGCCCCAGCCCTCGAGGGGCCAGCGGCTGTGGAACTGCACTGTGGGGTAGCAAATCATTCTATTGGGTTTCATCTCCTCGAGGTGAATCATCTCCCACTTGTCGAGGTCCTGATGCGTCTCGAAAATCTCTTTCGCGAATCGGTTCGCTTTCTTGAGGTCGGTGATTGGAGGAAAAGACGCCAGACCTGTCCGCTTGTGCCTCCAGAAAGCGGTGCCGCCTTGGCATTGCTCGGGGGCGTTGAGATACAGCACAAACGCGTATGGCGAGTGCGCGATGTCCGCGTGAATGCGGTGGTTGTCTCCGCTCGGGTTGAGCCGGAGAAAACAGTGGTCAATCGAGACCTTGCGCCCGAGCCGCTCGGACATCGCGGGCTCGAACTCGTCGCTCGGCAGCACGTGGAGATTCGGGTAGCGCTCGCCGTCGGGGCCGCGCATGGTGAAGTATCGACGCGAGAGTGCGTCAGCACGGAACTCCTCAAAATTGGGGAGGAAGTCGTCCAGAGTTTGCACGCTAATCTGATTCATACTTTTACAAGAGCCCAAAGGAACGTCGTGGGTTGGATGTTGGGGTGCGCCTCGGCTGCGCCCGTGTAGTCGGGCCAGTTGGCAAGAGTGAGTTGGCGGCTCGTGATAAGCTGCGTGCCCGCTGGACCGTCGCCTGCGGTGCCGTCGTGGGTGCCATCGGTTCCGCCTTCGCCCTTCACCTCAAAATAATTCGGGGGAACGATGGGCGGGATGTTGATGGTGTCGGAATTCTGGCCGCGGTGCAGCTGAATGTCGTTGTTCGAGTGCAGCGCCGTGGCGTGACCCATCAAGTGGGTGTGCTGCTCAATCTGCAACGACGTGAGAACGACCGTTTCCGCACCGGCTTGGTCGCCTGCGTCACGAGGAGTAATTCCGGAGTCCGTAGAAAATGAGGCCGAGCCTCCAGCCGTGATGTCCTGAGTCGCCACTCCCAGAACTTTTCCGCGGATGCTTTGGTCGTCTTGACCAAGGTAGCTCCATCCGGGATTGTATCGCAACGCGTCCGAAAGGATTGCGTGCGCCGTGAACTTGATGTCGCCGACACTGCCGGAGGTGGTGCGCCACGCTCCACGCTCCCATTGAATCAGGGTGTGGATGTCCGTGTCGAAAAATTGCTCGAGGTCTATGGGGTTGGTGGGCCGCTGGGCCGTGGTGCCGCTCGGAGGAGGGTTGACCAGAGGTCGCCAGATGACTCCGTCCCATCCATACCAGCCAACAGCGCGGGTCTCGAAGGTCCGAAGCCACAGTGTGGGGTCTCCGGTCTCCGGGGTTCCGGGGTCTTCGGGGCCGACGACGAAAAGGTTGAGAGAGGCGGAGATGTCCAGAGGGACATACACCCCTTGGTCGATGTCGAACACCCACCATTGTGTTCCGTTCTTGAGCCAAGGCCCGGCGTTCGAGCTGGGCTCGACGTCACCGACCACGAAAAAGCTGGTTCCCTGCGGGGACTGGATTTCCATCCGCTCGACGAGGGCCTCAAAAAATTCCTGTGGGTTTCCCGTGAAGTCGGGCGGCAGTTGCGCGGCGACGATGACTAGATTTGTCTTAAACAGGCTGATGGGAACCTTTCTTGCGGTATGGTCCGCGAATCCGTCCGACCAATGAGAGGCCGATTTTCTTTTTAGTCTCTTCGGAGTGCGTCTTGCCCAACATTGGGCTTGGCTTTCCGGTGTGAGACGCGCTCATTTTCTTTCGCGTCTCCAAAGTGTGCTTAACTCCGGAGGGTCCTTCGCCACCATCGGAGAGATTCGACAATCGGACTCCTGCTTTCCGGGCCGCGGCAATATAGGCTCGCTCCCAGAAGGCAATCACATTTTTGGGGAGCTTTACGAGGACTTCTAACTCCGGACGAACTCCCGCGCTGATAAGCGAGGAGACCCAACAGTTCACGTAAGACCGCTTGGATTTCGACTGATAAATGTGCTCAGCAAGACGTGCGGAAGCCGTCCGGTCCGTCTTACCGATGTATCGGTATTCCCCGGACCGGGGGTCGCGAAGGGCATAGAGCAAAGACGTCATTAAATGGTCACAGAGACAACAGGCGTCGGGAACGTCTCGCCGAAGTTCGGCTCGATGCCCGTCACCTTGTAATAATAGGTCCCGGGTTCCAGCCCGGCGTCAACGAACGAATTCTCCCCTAAATTGCTGGTCAGGAGGACAAAAGGCCCCTCTGAATTAGTGGCCCGGTAGACCACGTAGGAGAAGATGTAGCTGACATTGGGCCAGCTCAGGTGAACGTCGCTGCCAGCCGAGAAAATCTCGAGACTGTCAGGTCCCGCCCGGCGTTCCACTGGCTCGATGTCGATGTCGGCGTCCGCCGCCACCGCGGACCCGCTCAAGGGCACCGGCAGCTCGCAGATTCCCGGGCTCTGGTAGAAGAGCGGGACAGCGCGGCGCGTGACTGGGCGGAGAGAATTAAGATTGTTCATTGGCTGCGGCTCCCAGACTTACGACCAAGGGCAGGTCCTGCTCAATCTTGCTCGAGGCCTTCCGGACGGCAACCGCGAGGGCGATTTTGTCGGCGTCCGATTGAGAGATGATGCTGCGGCCCTCGCCAACGGCAACCTCGGTGAAGCCTTGGTTGGTGACGGCAGCCGAGATGGTTGACGTAAATTCCAGCACGTCGTGGCTCAGGGCGTCCTGCGCGACTTGTGTGCTCGTTTGGGACTCGGCCGCGGCGCCGTCGAAGCGGACAACGTTGCTCTCGGTCTCATTGTCGCAGGTGTCCTGACGAAGCAGGTCGTCACGGCTCACAGGCGGCTCATAGACAATCTTGACGGCGTCCACTGCACACGGACCGGAACCAGCCACAATAAGCTGGAAGCCCTCGTCAAAAAACTCTTCCCAAGGCGACTCAATCCCGCAAGAGCTCTCGGTCTGATTGGAACTCAACGCCAAGGCGTCCTCAGTGCGGACGACTCGGGACTGTTTCTTAAACGCGAACAGCTCCGTGTTCATGTTGATGACCATGTCGGGCCGGAAGCAGCCCTCGGTCGCCTTCATTCGCTTGTCGAAAATCTTTTTGTATTTTCCCCTGCGTGCGCCCGCCCAGAAAACTCCGATGTCCACGTCACCGACCATCTCCGAGAGGTGGACGTCTGCGTAGTGAAATTTCTTTCGCGTCAGAATTGCGCCCGGTGGCCCAAAGTATCCGCGGGTCTCGAACCACCACGAAATCGGGCAGCCCTCGTCGCGACGGTCGGGCCATAATGCTTCCCACAGACGGTTGACGCCATCATAGTCCGGAGAGATGTAGAACACCCGCTGTTTGCCGTGGACCTCCGCCGTAATCCACTCGACGGGGCGCGTGCCGGTCCAGAAGCTGTTCCACGTAGGGGGAGCGTCCTCCAGATAGTTTTGACGCACCGAATTGTCCATGACCCAAGTGTGCCGGTTGAGAATATCTCCGTAGGGCACGCTGCACAGAATGTAGTTCTCGAAGGTGCCGCAGGCCACTCCGGACAAGTCCTCGGAAAGACGAGACTTGCTCTCAATCATCTCGCTGTCACGATACGGGAGTTTATTGGAGACGTTGACGCTGAGGGCGGAGTCAAGAGATACGAGACCACTGGCTGAATACCACCAAAGCAAGCCGGACTGGTCAAGCACCGAGCGCTGACTCTTGCAGCCAATCTTAGGAAGGATTTCCCGCTGCATGTCGGGCGTGATTGGCCACTGCGTGCGGTCACGAATGCCCGCCTGAATTACGGTCGTGCTGTTCTCGGTGAAAACAATCAGCTGCGCCATCGCATTCGAAGGATTGCGCGCCAGCGCGGTGATTTCTCCCGGCAGCACGAAGGCTCGCACGGTCGCGAGATAGACGTCTTCGATGAAAGAGGTCGGGTTGTTGATGTCGGACGCAAAAAGCAGTCCGCTGCGCGCTACCCAGAGCCGGTCGCCCACCCAACGCATCGGTCCGCCCATTGGGATTCCACCGAAGCCGCGGGATTGCGTGACACGAGTTCCGTCATAGATGACCGGCGGAGTGAAACCACCATCCTGAATAATCAGAAGGTTTTTCGGCTCGATGAGCTCGAGGCTGCCGTCGGTGTGCATCTCCACGGCCTGCTCGACCAGAGCCCAGTAAGCCTGCCGCGCAGACGAAGAAAAAGTAACATCACCGAGAAGCCGGGCGGTGTCGAACGGGAAATCGGCGACGTAGAGGAGTCCGTCGACCATGAAAACCAGTTGTTCCGCGCCGACCTTCGGCTTGAAAAGACAGAAACCTTGGAGGCGACCTTCAGCGAGGGCTGTTAGGCAGCGATAGCCGGGGCGAGTCTGCACGATGCCACCGCGGTTGACGATGTTCTCGCCGCGAGCGTATTTTCCGGGCGGCAGCTTGATGGGGTGGGAATTTGAATCCATTCCCACCTCGAAGCTGATGTCGCCATCTTCAAGAAAAGGTGCAGTGGCCATTAGTCAACGTCGTCGTAGCCGTTATTCTTGATGCTGTTGCGGTCGTCGACCTGAATGGGCGTGAGAGCCGGGCCTTCGAGGGTCGCTTCTTTCTCCGTCAGGATTCGAACCGCATGTGCCTCGTAACTTGTCGCGTTCGACAGGTCGGTGTCATCATAGAACTGCACGGCGCGCATCGCCATAATCAGCGCGAGACGGCTGTGCAAAAGAATTCGGTCATACTGGCTGAACAGCCGGTAGCTGCGCTTGCGATAGCAGATGCGAACCCAATTAGCGCTTCGCCAGAGCTTGATTCGGCGATACATGGGCTTCGTCTCGTTTGGCTCGAAAATGCCTAACAGGGTGCCCGTGGAGCTGTTCACCGTGCTCGAGTTGTCGAAGCTGGACAGGCGCACGTCACCGACCGTGTTCGCCTTCACGATGTGACTGATACGGCTGATGATGGGGGCATTGGTGTCCGGTAAAGCAAACCCGAAGACGGTGGGCACCAGATATCCGTCGCTCCAGACTCCGCCGACTTCCGTGCGGAGGGGGCGGTTCTGGCTGTCATGTCCAAACACACGCAATTCCGTTCCCTCGTCCGCTTGGCTGTCCAAGTATGCCACGAGCTTTCCCGGGCAGGGGAGGTCACGGTAGGTCGGAAAGTTTCCGAGGTCGGTCCAAGAGCGCCACACGGTGATGAAGTCGCCCGGTCCGTTCAGGTGAAAAGTGTGTAGCGGGTTTCGCCCGATGGTCGGATGCCCGTCCATGTTCACGGCGAGGATGGTCTCGACCTCTCGAGGCAGCGTGATGCACTGCGCGCAGTCAACGCAGATGTCGACGTAGCCGACGAGGGCGTCCGTCTCTCCCTTGGAGGCGAGCAGCTCGTAAGCGTCTCCGATTTTCTCGTAGAGCAACGTTTCGTCGCAGTTACGAAAAATCTTCTTCGCGTCGGACCAGACTTCACGCACGAGGAACATTATTCGAGCTCCTCTTTATACTTGTCGAGCGCGCTCTCGCCTTCCTCACGGTCGGCCTTGATACCACGCTTTTTCTTCGGGGCCTCGACGTCCACGATTTCACGGATTTCGAGTTCGACAGTTTGGTGCGTGCCGTGGTCGTCCTCACGATTCGTCTCGCTCTTCTTGCGGAACGTCACGGTCATCGTGCCCGACTCGGGCAGGTTGTATTTCTCGTCCCAGTCCAGATAGAGGCACGGGTAGTGCTTCTTGTCCATGGATGGCTTCGAGGGTGCGGAGATGGGGTAGTCCCCCATTCCTTTTCCTAAATCAATTGGATAGTCAGGCATAAATTTTAGAACACTCGCCGAATTCCGTAGGCGAGAATTTCGAGTGGTTGAGATGCGTGCGGCCACAGGAGATTGAACGTGTCCAGCACACCGGTTGATTGGTCGAACGAAAAAGAGAGGGTGTTGTTGGCGGAGCTTCCGCACAATGGGGACCAAGAACCCTGTCCACCGATGGTGGTGGAAGGAGCGTCGAGGAGACCCTGCCAGAGAGCCTTCTTGCCCGGGTAAAACTCGATGCCCGTAGAAGTAGTCGTGTGGCGTGCGATGTTGTATGTCACCGAGGTCGAGTCCAGCGCAAATAGGGGCCGAGAGATTTCGAAAAAGGTCAGTGCCACGAGACCTTCAGTGGCGCCAGCAAAAGCCTGACCGGTTGTGCCCGAGCCGCCAGTGCGGTCCGTTTTCACCGTGGTCCGCTTGGTGACGTATCGAATGGACGGGTTGTCAACGAAGTAGTTTCCACGGGTTCCCGCTGTGTGAACGTGGTCATTCGTTCCGCCCGCGGCGTAACCTGAGCCACACATTCCGATGAAGTTGTCGCAAGACCCGGCGCCCAACGTGTTGGTCTGGCCCGAACAGATTCCCAGTGCCCAAGCCGATGTGAAGGTCGCACTCGCGTTGATGCGGAGCAGGAGCCCAATCCAGATTCGCTGCCACTTGCCAGCCCAAGGCATCTTTCGAATCAGCTCGCCATTCCCAATTTCAAGACGGTTCGCCGTGTAGTTACCCGCGAGTCTCGACACAATCTCGGCATCCGTAACTGAGCCATCGTCAGCCCACGCGAATCCTTGGTCTAACGTGGAGATGGCGCCCACCGAATAATTCCCGAAGTCTTCGAAGACAAACGTATCGCTCGACTGCAGCTCACTCGCCGCGGGGGTTCCGCTCGCGCCAGTGGCTCCAGTTGCGCCCGTGGCTCCGGTTGCACCGGTCGCGCCAACATCACCAGCGATGGAAATATTCCAGTCTGCGCTCGAGCCCGCCCCGCCGAAGTTGTCGGAGTTGACGGTGACCTGAGAGTCGCTCAGTGCCGTGATAAGGCCCTCGATGTAGTTCGCGGGTGTGCCCGTGCTGGCGGCGCGCACTCGCGTGCCGATGGCCCAGCCGAGGTTCGCGGCAATCACCGAAAAATTGAACACCTTGGAGCCCGTGCCCACCGCGACGGACGTGGTAGAGCCTCGCGTCATCTCAGCGTTCGCGCCATTGGTTCCGTTCGTGCCGTTCGTGCCGTTGGTCCCGGCGGCGCCGTTTGCGCCAGCGGCTCCGTCTGCCCCTTGGTTACCTTGCGGACCTTGCTGTCCGGCCGGACCAACCGCACCCACGTTGTGTGGGGCGATTTTCTTCGTGATGTAGGAGCCGTCGTCTTGCAGCTCGGCCACGAAAAGCCAGCCACCGTTTGGTGTCAGCGACTCTTCGGCCTCTACGTAATCAGAAACTTTTGCCATAAAATCAAGGACACTCCGGGTTCTGCATCAAGTCGTCGTGAATAAAACTTCCGTCCGCCTCGTTCAGGATGGCGAATCCAGCCTCGTCCTGAAGCACCGACTCGCAAGCCGTGTTGATGACGCGACGCGGCAACGTGCGCGGCACCTTGTCGAGACGTTTGATTCCCGCGGGCCGGTTACAGTTTCCACTGAACGTCCCATTCGGGTCTCGAATAATTGGGTTACGACAGTTTGACATACATGATTCGTGAATCAACCGCGACCACAACTTCCGTGGCTCCGCCCACTGCGGAAAATCCTTGGACCTCGATGATGTGACCGTCGACTGCCGTGGTGACCAGCACGGGCCACGTGATGTTCGTGCTCGAGGTGGTCGGAATCTCAACGCTGAACTGCGAGTCGGCGATGTCAGCCGCCGTGCTCTGGTTCACCAGCTTGAAGGACCACTGTTTCGGCGCGCCCGTTCCATTGGTGCAAAAAAGCGTGACGAAGAAAAGGTATGTGCCAGCCGTCGCGAGCGTCGCGTCCAGCTCATCCGTCCCGAACACCACATGCGCGTAGGCATTCGTCAATGGATAGTCGGTGCCAGACGGAATGATTTTCGAGTTCGTGGTGGTCGCCGTCGAGCCCTGCGCGCCCGTTGCGCCCGTTGCGCCGGTTGCGCCGGTTGCGCCGGTTGCGCCCTGCGCTCCCGTGTCGCCCTTGGCGCCCTGCAGCCCTGCGGAC